CGAATGGAATGAACAACTTGATTTAGGTTTCTCATTGTATGGCTCTCCGATTGAAAGTACAACATATAAATTTGCAAAATGTTTACAGCGAAGATTCGGCATTATCGAAGGTATTACTGATAAGAATTACATTACAAATAGTTATCATGTAAATGTCAGAGAGCCTATTGACGCCTTTGCAAAGCTGAAACTTGAATCACAATTTCAAGAATTAAGTTTAGGCGGAGCAATCAGCTATATTGAAACCTCTAATTTGCAAAATAATCCAGAAGCAGTTCTTTCTGTTATGAAATTTATCTACGACAATATTATGTACGCTGAGTTAAATACTAAAAGTGATTACTGTCAAGCGTGCGGATATGACGGAGAAATTGAGGTAATAGAAGATGAAAACGGCAAGCTTATTTGGAAATGTCCAAACTGTGGAAACACCGATGAAGGCAAATTGAACATCTGTCGGAGGACTTGCGGTTATCTCGGAACTAACTTCTGGAATCAAGGAAGAACGCAAGAAATCAAAGAAAGATATGTGCATTTAGGTGGCAACGAGTGAATTATATAAAAATCACTAAACACGATATTGCCAATGGAGTTGGAGTCAGAGTTGTACTATGGGTAAGCGGTTGTACCGTTCATTGTTGTAACTGCCAAAATCCTTCGACTTGGGATTTTACAGCCGGACAACCATTTACTAATGACACTATGACTGAATTACTTGAAGCGTTAAGTCCTGATTATATATCGGGGCTAACGCTCTCAGGTGGACACCCATTGGAACAAGTAAATCAACAACAAATATTTAATATTGTAAAAACGGTCAAAACCAAATTGCCAAGCAAAACAATATGGCTATATACAGGTTATACATACGAACAGATATTGAAATCTAAGTTTATTGTAAACGAAATCTTGCCTTATATAGATATTCTTGTTGACGGTAAATATGATAAGTCGCAAAGAGACATCACACTTGCTTGGTGTGGCTCAAGAAATCAAAGGGTAATCAAAGTTCAAGAAAGTTTGAAATCAGGACAAGTAATAACACTACAAGGAGATGGTATTTAGAATATGGCTATCGCAAATGATTTTCCTATCTCTAAGGTGAATATAGAAAAGTATTGTGATGCAACAATTGCTCTTAGAGATAATTTAGAAGCATTGCAACTTTACTCAGAAAGATATCGTGAGCTTAAATCACAATTCAATTCATATTATGGGCAAATTGATGATTTATTACATCAAATTTCTTTAGAAAATACAACTGATAGTCAAAAAGCGATCTTGGTTGATAAGTTGTGCGAAGTAAAGGCGGAGCAAGCAATAATAAAAGATTTTATGGAAGTATTTACTCCTATAAAGGAATGGTACTCTATTCATCATTGTGAACTTGATAGTTTTAAATCAGTAGTCGATAAAATAATAAAAATCAGAGAAAAACAATCTAAAAGACACTATGTCCAAAGAACCAATGTTATTAAAGAAACATTGGGGAGAGAGTCACAAATTATTAAAGGAGATGACGAAAATCAAAACAGCTAAAGAGTTAGAAGATACAATCAACTTTTTTACACAAACAACTGAAGATTTTCAAAACAATATTAAAAACGAATCATTGCACGACTACGAAACACAAGATATCTTACATAAACTTGAACTTGAAGATGTGTCGTATCACGACACTGCCAAACTTGGGAAAGCTTTAACGAAAGTTAGAGAAAACCGTAGAAAAGCAAAAGATAGTGTAGAACTTAATGCTCCATTAGTAGAATGGATTCAGTCACATTCTGATGCGTTAAAATCATTACAGAAAGTTCTTGGAGAAACCAGAAAAATTGAGGATAAGCAGCGTAGAAGAATGTATGTCCCAAGAACGAAGATTGTTGAGGAGGTAATTCATTGATAAATACAGGGTGGGCATTTAAGCCTAATGAGAAAGAACTTCATGAAGAAAATCTTGCAATATACAAGAAACTTGCACCGAAAGCAAAATTGATTTGGCTGAACTTTTACACAAAGAAGTACGATGTTACACAAGACGATTTGCAGAATTATATGTGTTACACGCAGAAGGGATATGGTTACGGTAACATTACATACAAGGTGTTAAGTAATCCGTTCAATTTCACAGAAGATGAACAGGCTCTGATTTGCGACGGTGGTAATCTTTGTTTCGGTTATCGTAAATTGGGCAACTTAATTACGATTTATACAGATTAAGGAGATATCAATGAAGTATATGGGAAGCAAGTCTCGTATTGCTAAATATATTGTCCCAATATTACAGGAATGTATTGATAGCAATAATGTGACTACATATATAGAACCCTTTGTTGGAGGGGCTAATATAATTGATAAGATTCGTTGCCAAGAGCGTATAGGCTCTGACATAAACCCGTATCTGATAGCATTGCTCAAAAGAGTACAAGAAGGAAAGCCTTTACTTGATGAAGTGTCGAGAGATACATACAACCTTGTGAGAGATGCTTGGAAAGACGGGACAGATAAAGACAAGTACGAACAGTGGTATGTTGGAAATGTAGGTTTTCTTGCTTCGTATAATGGCAGATGGTTTGATGGCGGGTATGCAAAGCCTACCAGCATAAAAACACCTAACGGTAATAAAATCCGTGACTATTATCAAGAAAGCAAGCGCAATCTTGAAAAACAAGCAGGCGATTTATCGACAGTGTCATTGGATTGCATATCTTATGAGTGTTATCTTAAAACAGACTGTTCAGGTGTATGCTTTTATCTTGATCCGCCGTACTTTCATACGAAAGAATTTGGAATTGCAACAAACTTTGATCATGTTGACTTTTGGAATTTTGCAAGAAGATTGTCAAAAAATAATTATGTATATATAAGTGAACAATATGCTCCAAATGACTTTGAAACAGTATGGTCAAAGCCTGTATTACGAAGTATTAACGCTCAAAATAAAGAGCATAAAACTGAATGTTTGTTTAAATGGAAAGGAGAATGATAAATGATTCATTTTGTGAGCAGAAAACAGATTGACGCCATCATTAAAGAGTGTCAAAAGTTAAATGAGCTAATGGTACTTGTCGTAATGCAAGAAGATGGAAGTGGTTTTACTGTTGTGTGTGATCATATTGTATCGCATTGTGATGATTTGATTTACACACACATAACAAAAGGATATGCTTCGTTTGTATTTAGCAATAATAGTAAGATTGAGGTAGTGACAGACAAATACAAAGGTAAAGGTAAGAAATACAATAGTATGATTATAGACAAAAACATTGACTCGGAGCTTATTAAAACCATCTGTGCTCCGTTCAACAATCTAGCACAGACACCACAGAGAACCGCAACAGACAAAGCTGTTTATATATGGTGTAGTAGCACAGAACCCACTATGGAGGAAATTAATAAGAAATTTAACTGTTCTTACAAAGAAAAAAATGGAATTAAGAAGGAGAATGATAAATGTATATTGTACAAGTAAGACACATACAGGATAAAAACGCAAAAAGATATACATACAAAGTCCCAGATAAGGAATCTCTTAATAAAGGAGATATGGTTCTAACACGAAATGTTAATGGTAAAGAGAGTGTTGCGATTTGTGTTACAGATAGCGAAAATCTTTCGACTAATGCCATTGATATGATTATGTGTGGTGCTGAAGTGCTGAGTGAAGTTGTTGGAATATATAAATTTTGTAAGTTTAAAACTGAATCCGAAATAGATTTGAAAAATACCGCAAGTGAATACACACAAGCAATAGCAAAATATCATACAGCAACAAATCCAGCATTGCTTATACATACAACTCCATTGCCAATTACGGAGGCGTAAAAATGACAAATAAAACACGAGTTTTACAGGAGAGTGACAATGAAAATCATCAAACAAGGCAAACCTGAGTTGCAAATCAAACCATCAAAACAAAATACAATATCCTGTTTAGAATGTGGATGTGTATTTCAATATTGCGATTATGACACACATTTTGGAGACCTTATATATGATAACGGCATGTATGTTCGGTGTCCGTGGTGTGGACATGAAATTAAAGAATATTTTTAAAAGAAAGATTTTAATATGTTGCAAATGCAACGGAATGGTGGAAAATTGAATGAGTGATTTAGAAACAACAATTAATTTTCTTCAAGAAGATAAAACAATGACTGTATTTACTTCTCAAAGAAAATGGCTAAATAAACTTCTTAAATATGCAAACGAGAAAGACAGCAATGTAATTATTACACATAAAAATACAGATGGCTCTGCAATGTTTGAAATTCCTGTTAGTTGGTTAAAGATTTCACCGCCACGAAAACATAAAATGTCAGATAAAAGAAAAAAAGAGTTAGCAGAACAGCTTGCTAAAGCAAGAGAGACAAGAAATAATAAAATTAACGGGAGGGAAGGTCATAATGACACACAAGAGACTTAGAAAACTTCTACAGGCAAAAGGTGTGCAAAGAAACAATGTAGAAGATGTTATTCGCAAATACAGAGAAGATTATTTTTATACAGCAAATGAAGGTGTTTACGATCGCTATTGTGTCCGTAAACTGTTGAGCGTGATAGCTAAACTTGCAAACAGGAGTGAATTAAATGATTCAAATTATTAGACAAGGTAATTTGAAGTCACCTATGATCAGATTTGAGTGTCGTAGATGTAACTGTGTTTTTGAAGCAGATAAGGATGACTACAAACTGATATTAACTTCAGGTGACTTAGCATATATAACAGATTGTCCGTATTGTCACAAAAGGGTGGCTCGTATGATAATAAAAGATAGGAGATATATATGATTTACTATTTAACTGATAAAACTCTTGAAAGAGCAATTGAGCGTTGCAGTAACAAAAATTATAATTACCTTATCGTCCTTAAAGATAACAAAGATTTTGACGAAACTTCTGTTTCAATTCTCGAACAGGCGATTATGAGCGATACATACTGGAATACTTCGTCATATTTAACCTATGACCATATTTCCTTTAGAACAGGCACAATCACCATCTATAAAGATTCGTTAATTACAAACGATTTTAGGGGCGTGTATGACGAAATACTCGTTGACGAATTGGTAGAAGATAGCAAATGGGAAATCCTTGCCAAGCATACAAACAGTCACGGTTCATATAAAGAAAAGTATAAGTCAAAGGAGGAGCTTAGTTTTGCATAAGAACATTGATTATGAGTCCTTGCTTAGCTTTGTACAGGACAACCCTAACGCCGGCATATCACTGACAATATCAGAGAATGAATTTGACCAAGTAATTGAGACTATTATATCGGCATTGATTACCAACGAAACACCACCAACACAATTAGTTAGTTATTTGGAATATAGAACTCATCATATCTATATTGAATTTGTCAACGAAGCAACGCTTGAAATAAACACAATTGAGGGGTGATAAAATGAAAAGAAAACCTATCCCTAAATCAGTAAGACTTAAAGTATATGAGAAATACAACGGGCATTGTGCATATTGTGGTTGTGAACTTGAACTAAAGGATATGCAAGTTGACCATATTGAAAGTGTTTATTGGTATAACGGTGCAAATGATATTGAAAATTATAATCCTGCTTGTAGAATGTGTAATTTCTACAAATCAACAATGCCTATTGCAGATTTCAGAAAGCAGTTAGGAAAGCTAACATCAAGACTCAAAGACATTTTTATTTATCGTTTGGCTAAGAAATATGGGTTAATCACAGAAGTTGAAAAGCCTGTGAAATTCTATTTTGAAAAGGAGGACAACCAATGAACGACTATAAAACCGGACTTTTATCTGAGTATAAGGAACTCGTAGATAGGATTAGCAAACTGAGGGTGTTTCTTAATAAATGGGATAACGGACAACTTTCGTTTGTTCCAAAGCCCTCAAGGGCAATCTATTCAAGACAACTCGAAGCAATGTGTACTTACAAGATGTGTCTTGAAAGCAGAATGCTGACGGACAGAATATCCTTTAAGGAGGTTGAAAATGTTTAAATTTAAGCCATACATAACGGTTATTGGAGAAAACGGCTTAACGGTAGATTTTGAGTTGTCGCAGTTAAGCACCTTTATGGCAAACAGTATTGAGATTGATAATGGGTTAGTTTGGTGTAATGAAGTTTATATCGAAACTAAGACAGTCAATTTATCAAGTCTCACACGCAGAAGTTCTCGTTTTAAGCTGTTTGCTAACAATGTCACACAAATCATTCTTCATCCTTACAGGTCGAAAAGCAAATCTTTAATTTTGCATTTAGATACCGATGCCAAAGTGATACATAACAAAGACACGAACACAATTATTATTTCCAACTTATCAGATATAGAGAGGATGGTGTAATGAGTAAAATAAAACAATCAACAGAGATAGCAACTAACAGATATAAAGCAAAGCCAATTTTTGCCGAAGAAAAAAAGTTTATCGAATCACGATTGCCTCAAATTGCACCTCTTCCAGATGCGTGTTGGATATATGGTGGCAATACAAAAACTGTTTGGGCGGATTTATATTCTTCACAATATTTACTGAAATTTAAAGTTGAAAATGGAGGAGAATTTTCTGTATTAAAAGATAACAGGTCTTTATTTAAAGACTACACCCCTGTATCACTGAAAGATACATTAGAGTGTGAAAAAGAACGAGTAAATAATTTATATAATAAATGCGTAGACAGACTATCTGATTATGTAAAAAACAATCCCCAAAAGACATATAAGATAAATCATTCAGGTGGTAAAGATAGTGAACTCACAATGGCTATTTGGAATGATATGTTGGATATTATTGGTTTTACACCTGATTATGAATTTGTATTTTTCAATACTTCAAACGAAACAGCAGATGTATATAAAAGAATTAAGCAAATTCCCAATATTAGAATTGTAAATCCAAAGACGGGATGGAGACAATGGATACAAGATAAGAATTATATGCTGCCTTCAGTATTTAGACGATCCTGTTGTTCCGTGTATAAAGAAGGACAAGCACAAAAGGTGTTTGATAAAGAAGCAGAAATTGCACAGGTATTAGGTGTTAGAAAGTTTGAAAGCACTAAACGAGCAAAATATGAATTTTTTATGGATTATGATTTTGATAAATCTTTATTTGGATTTTCGTGTTTTCCAAAAAAATGGATTAAATTAGCTCCGATTATAGATTTACAAAATGTAGATGTGTGGCTTCTACTAATGATAAAGAATCTACCAATTAACCAGAGATACTTAAATGGTGCAAGTAGAGTTGGATGTGTAATCTGTCCTTATTCTTCAAACTATGAAGATGAATTAATAAAGATACATCAGCCACATCAATATGAATGGTTTGTTAAGGCTGCACAGCAACAGTATGATATAACCACAGCTAAAAGATTAGGGTATACCAAACAAGAGTGGATAGATGGAGCTTGGAAAAGACCTGTATGTAAAAACAATGATTTTCTAAAAAGGCAACCGACCAAAGAAAATGTGAGATGGTATGCCGAACTTAAAGGACTCTCAGAAGATATGGCTAAAAAATATTTTAATAGAATTTGTGGAAATTGTGGTTGTGCAATGAAGGAAAACCAAATTGCCATGTTTTATAAGTTATGTGGTCGATTTGAAAATAAACCAGACAATAGAGAAGTTTTATGTGATAAATGTTTTTGCAAACAATTTGGTATAACTATCGAAGAGTACAGACAAAAAATATTGAATTTATAGAACAAGGATGCAATTTGTTTTGATAAAAAATATATAGAAAGGAAAACTAAATGGGTAAAATCACAATCTTACCAGAGACAACCATTGATCCAATTTCGTTAATGGGCAGACGAGCAGGTATATGTTGGGGAAAAGATATTACAGACAGCGAAAAAAACTACAAACGAGGTCTTGATTGTATCAAATCTAATCACGGCAGAGCTTTTGAGTTTGTAAACATTGAAGCGATTATTGAAGGCTACTCAGCAAGAGTAATTAGGGAATGGTATACACATATTGGTGGCAGTCCTACACGACTTCAAAGCAGTACAAGATATATCAATTATGATAACTTTGAATACATAATGCCAAAAACAGTACAGACTAAAGAACAGAAAGCTTGGTACAACAACGCTATCGACACAATTAGTCAGACACTTAAAAGCCTTGAAGAAAGTGGTGTCAAGAGAGAAGATATTGCAATGTTACTTCCGTTGGGCATGACTACTAAAATTGTAGACAAGCGAAATGTTAGAAATGTTATTAGTATGGCAGAACAGAGAATGTGTTCGAGAGCGTATTGGGAGTATAGAGAACTCTTTAACGAATATATAAAGCAGTTAAAACTCTATTCGGAAGAATGGGCAACATTAATTCCAATGGTGATGAAACCAAAATGCGATGTGCTTGGATATTGCCCTGAGAAATACAGTTGTGGAAGAAAACCACAGAAAAAGTGATAAATTGTGGGGAGCAAATATATCCTATTTAATAGTAATTTGTTCCCCAATACATTAATACAGGAGGAATTATTTGAAAGATTGGACAGGAAACAGTAAAAGTGTTCATTCCGTTTTAGGAGCTTCTAACCACTCTCTCAAAGAGAGGGAAACAAATGATTATTATGCCACAGAGCCTAAAGCTGCTGAACTTCTACTTGAAGTAGAAGATTTCGCTCCTGACATTTGGGAATGCGCTTGTGGAGAATGTCATTTGTCTAAAGTATTTGAGGCTCACGGCTACAATGTTAAGTCAACAGATTTGATTTACCGTGACGGAGGGATGTCAGAAACATTCGATTTTTTAGCAGAGTCAAAATCTAATTCGTGGAACGGCAGTATTATTACAAACCCACCTTATAAATATGCTTATCAATTTGTAGAAAAAGCATTAGATACAGTTACAGAAGGTAACAAAGTGGCAATGTTTCTTAAACTGCAATTTCTTGAGGGCAAAAAACGAAGAAAGTTGTTTGATAACACCCCGCCACAGACAATCTATGTATCAAGTTCAAGACTTTTATGTGCTAAAAATGGAGATTTTGAAAGCACAACATCAAGTGCTGTAGCTTATGCTTGGTATGTATGGCAGAAAGGGTATAAAGGGAACACAATTGTCAAGTGGATTAACTAAAAGGAGAATGATATGCGAATTATTGTTAATATGATAACAATTATAGTGCTACTGGTATGTGTAGCACTTAATATAGGCGCTACTGTTTACGAACATAAAACTATATATCCAAACAAAAAAGCATTACAAAACATTTATTGGTACACATACCTTATTGTACTTGTAGATCTTGGTATTATGTGGGGTGTGCAGATAGGAAGTCATTTTTAAGGAGGTATATATGAAATATATAAAAAAGGCAATACCAATTGAAGCCTTTCAGTATAAAGGCGATTTTATTGAAAATGGGGAATATTGTATTCCTGAATGGGCGATTAAAGCGTATGAAGATGGCTTGCTTTATTATAAAGATGAAGGAGATTTATATATCCATACGCTTGAAGGTGAGACGAAATGCAGTTTTAACAGTTACATAGTTCAGGGTGTCAGAGGTGAAATTTATCCTTATAGACAGGATATCTTTGAGGAAACATATATGGCGGTGGAAGAATGAAGAAAAGAATACTTGCTTGTGTTGTGATTATTGTTATGATTTCGGTATTATGTAGCGGTTGTGCATCTGACAAGTTGTCAGCCCCACCCACTGATATGTTTGAATACGCAGGACGAGATACAACGGCTGGTGCCAAAATTATCTATGATAAAGAAACTAAAGTTATGTACGCCGTTGCTAATCACAAATCTATAACTTTACTCGTTGATGAAAATGGTAAACCAAAACTTTGGAAAGAATAAAATTTAGGATTTAAAAGGAAAGAGGTGAAAGATATGTTTTATATTACTGGAGATTTACATGGTGAATATGACATACACAAACTGAGTTCTAAACGATTTCCAATGGGTAACAATCTAACACGAGATGATTATCTAATTATTTGTGGCGACTTTGGCTTAGTGTGGAATAATGGAAATTCTGAAATGTATTGGCGAGATTGGCTTAATAACAAACCATGGACAACCTTGTTTGTAGATGGAAACCACGAAAATTTCCCTTTGCTGAATCGTTATCCTATAACTAAACAGTGGGGTGGAAAGGTACATCAGATTGAAGATAATATTTATCATCTAATGCGTGGACAAGTGTTTGAAATTAACGGCAAAACATTTTTTACAATGGGCGGTGCATCGAGCCACGATATACAGTATCGCACAAAGAATGTTGATTGGTGGGAAGAAGAACTACCCAATGAAGCTGAAATGCAGGAAGGACTGGCAAATCTTGATAAGTATAACTGGAAGGTGGATTGTGTAATTACGCACTGTGCTCCAACCGAATTTATCGCCAGTTGTATCCATAAGGGGTATAGTCCGGACACTTTAACCGAATACCTACAGCACATCGATGACAAGTTGGATTATGAGCATTGGTATATGGGACATTATCACCTTGATGTTACATTTGGTTCGGATTCAGAAAAGCAAAAGCATATTTTGTATAACTATGTGGATATGATTGATTAATATAGAAAGGACGACAAATATATGGGAATGATATTTTTTCTTATATCGCTTTATTTACTCAACGCAAATGGGGTTGTAATACCTAACGGATGTTTTATTGCAGTATGGGGTTTTACAATTTTTAGTTCACTACTCAGTATAATACCTGCAATTGTCAAAGCGTTTAGCGATAAAAAATAATTAAGGAGAGTTAAATATGGAAGTCAAAATTAAATACTTTACAGATATCGAAAAGATTAAGCAAATCCCTAACGGAGATTGGGTTGATTTAAGGTCAGCCAAAGATGTCACACTCAAAAAGGGTGAGTTTACTATTATTCCACTCGGAGTAGGAATGAAGTTACCGTTTGGCTATGAAGCTCACATTGTGCCAAGAAGTAGCACTTACAAAAATTATGGTATTATTCAGACAAACCACATGGGAGTAATTGACAACTCCTATTCGGGCGATAATGACCAATGGGGTATGCCTGTAATTGCAATGAGAGATACAACCATACATAAGAACGATAGAATTTGTCAGT